CACGGATTTTTGAGAGAGTGGGACGAAGATGGCATTGGAACAGACAAGATTAATTTAGATAACGAAACTATGCACAAGGTAGTTCCAGTATGGGATGACATAGAATGTGTTTACCTCCTAAGATGGAAAGATATTGAAGATCTTGAATATGGAGATCGAGTTTTTGGATTTGCAGCAAATTTTGCTTTTGGATCAGTTAAAGCATTTACAAAGGCTATTTATGACCCATACTTATATTTCCTTGGAGAAGAGATCAGTTTGGGACTTAGACTATCAGTTAAGGGTGTAAATCTTGTTGCACCACCAGTAAATGCAATTTGGACCAACTATGACAGAGATAACGGAAAAAGAGATTTTCACTGGGTTGACAATCAACTTTGGGGCCTTAGAGATAAGGCTGCAAGAATTAGGCTGAGCCAGTTATTTCGTGGGGAAGATTTAGGAGTTTATGGATTCCAAGATGATATGCAAGCATATAGAGCGTTGCAGGAAGAAATTGGCCTTGACTTTGAATCAAAAGACTACATTAAGCCAATATACAAAAACTAAAAATGGCCACCTAAAATAGATGGCCATAATTAGTATTTTTATTACTTAGGAAATTTAGCCATCCAGGACTTAGTTCTTGGAGTAATACCTTTCCAAGAAGACCAGTCTTCTCCACCGTTTGTCATATAGTATGCAATCTCTGCATTCTTGACGGGGTTGAATAACTCAGCATTAGACTCAAGATCAAACTTGGTTCTACGATCAGGACCAAGAGCATCTATCATATTTATCTGGAACATTCCAAAAGAGGAGTCTCCAGTTTTGTGATTTCCATTATAGGCCAAAGGACGACCATTGGATTCTTTCTTTGCAACTGCCCAAGCAACCACAAGGTCTTTACCCTTGAAGCCAACTAGCGAAAGCAGTTCTTTTAGTTCCAAATCAGTGAGAGATGTTTTATTTTCAAAACTCTCTAACTTTTTTGCTTTAGAAACCAAAAAAACCTCTTGCGAGGTATTTGTCGAGACCTGAGCCTGTTCGGGACTTAGGTTATTCTCTTTAGTTGAAGCATTAGCAGTATTAGTAAAAACCGCTACTAACATGCTAATACTGAGTATGCTGATGATTTCCTTGTTTCTTTCGATAAATTTAATCATAGTTTCCTCCTTAGAAAACAATAACACCCGTTTAGGTGTCTGATATAAGTATAGCATGATTTTTCCTCAAAAGTCAACTTTGAAAGGTGGTATAATAAAGTATTATGGCAACAGGCTCATCAAATAGATTTAATTTACCATATCCATTAGATACTAATCCAGTTAATGTTCATGGAGATATCAAGCAACTTGTGGATAAACTAGAAGTGGTTTTACCACCACTAGGTGTCTCGTATTTTGAGATTCAGGTAATTAATAATTCAGGATCAGCGATTGGCGCTGCAACACCAGTTTATGCAACTGGATATACAACAAAAACAACTATTGCAATATCTCTTCCATCTACTACAAAGCCAATTCTTGGATTAACTAAAACATCTATTGCAAATAATGCAGAAGGAATAGTTGTAGTTGCAGGAATTTTAGAGGGCGTAAATACATCATCATTTGTTAGTGGAGATGTTTTATATGTTGCACCAGGTGGAGGTCTAACAAACGTTCAAGCAGGTGGAGCAGTTGGTGTTGTTGCTCATGCTGCCTCTGCTGCATCAAATGGAATAATTATAGTTGAGGCAAAAGGAAACGGAACTTGGGGGGCACTTAAGGCTGGACTAGCCTAATAGTGATATAATAAAATATGGCAACTTTAAGAGGATCTCAAACATCATATGACATTGGAAATAAACCACCTACAGTTATTTGGACTGTAGTTCGTGGAGATACTTCTGGTTTTAAGGTTTATGTAACAGATGATGCCAAGCAGCCTTTGGTTTTAAAAGGACCTGGATCTGAGTGGGACATTGCCATGAAGATTAAAAGACCAAACTCAACACCTGGAATTATTACAGACGATGCATTTACAATCCTTGACCTTTATCCAGTAGCAGATGAAGATGACTTGGTTGGAGAATTTACAGTTTGGCTTACAGCAGAAGAATCTAATGTCTTGCAGACAGGAGACATCTTTGATATTCAGGTTAGCGACCCAACAAGAGTCTGGACAGTTTGCCAGGGTAGCATGAACATCCTTGAAGATGTAACAGATTAATGGCCACAGCGTTAATACTTGATGATTTAAAAAATAAAACAGAGAAAATTTTTCCAATAGATTATCCTATAGTCCAAATAGAAGGGATAACAGTAAATGCCTTAATCACAGAGGTTTTGCCGTTTAGAGTTAAGTTTTCAGCAATCCAGATTCAGGCTATCGGCTTGGGCAACACACCAGCAATTCCGCTACAGGTTATTGGATACAGCAACTACATTCTTTAATAGTATTATTAAAAGGGATGTTATAATTACCACATGGCTAAAATATCAATTTCAGGAGTCAAAAGTTTATTTCAAACTGGAGACAGACCTACTCAAGAAAATTATGTAGATTTAATCGATACCCTTTCATCTCAGTCAACAGATCTAGGATCAGCGGGTAACAATGAAAACACAATCAATGGTATTGAAAGTGCAACTGTTATTGATAACTTTGACGCTACAGTTTGGCGTATGGTCAAGTATATTGTTTCAATATCAAAGACTACGGCAGGAGACAATAAGTTTTATGCAACTGAACTAACGATACTCGTTGACGGAACAAATGTTAGCGTCAGCGAATATGGAACAATTGACAATGATGGGAATATTGGCACCATTAATGTCTCTCGCACTGGAAATACCGTGGCCCTAACAGTCACTCCAGATTCTGCGATCAAGCCAGTCACTGTGCGATTTGCTCGTATGGGACTTAAGGCATAACTAAGGAGATATAAAAAATGGCAACAGTAAATAAAGATTTTAAGATTAAGAGTGGTCTCGTTGTTGAGGGAACAACCGCAACAGTAAACGGATATGACATTCTTACAAAGAAGCCAGCAGATGATCAATATATTATTGATTTAATTGGTGGAGAAACACTAGTAAAGTCTGTAGAAGCAACACAACTAGAAGTTAACGGAGCAGGCAAGTTATCTGTAAAGGCTGAAGTGTTTGATGCTTACGGTGCAGCAGCAGAAGCAGAATCAAATGCAAATCTATTTGCAACTGGCGAAGCAGATGCAGCAGAAGCAGCAGCAAACACATACACAGACAATCGTGAGACAGCAATCACAACTGCTTACGAGAACTATGCAGATCAAGCAGAACTAGATGCAATTTCAACAGCAAATGCCTACACAGATACAGCAGAAGGCCGTGAGCAGACAAACAGAAACAATGCAATTGCTAACGCAATTTCAGATCTAAACCTTCCTAACACATATGATGCAAAGGGTGCTGCAGCACAAGCACTTACAGATGCTCAAAATTATGCAGATGCTCAAGTTCAAGATTCTCAAACAACATCAACAACAACTTGGTCATCATACAAGACAAGCACAGAAATTGGTCTTGCAGAGCAAGATGCAAAGGATTATGCAGATACAGCAATTGCAAACCTCGTAGACTCTGCACCTTCAACACTTAATACCCTTAATGAGTTGGCAGCAGCACTTCAAGACAATCCAGACATCATCACTGACCTTCAGGATATTGCAGCAGGAAAGCAAGATACACTAACTGCAGGTGCAAACATTGACATTACAGGAGCAACAATCTCTGTAACTGGTCTTGATTCAGCAGATATCTCAGACTTCAACACTGCAGCACTTTCAGCAACATCAGCAGCATACGATGTAGCAGGTGCAGCAGCAGAAGCATACACAGATGCAGTAGCAGCAGCAGCACTAGATGCTACTTCAAAGGCAGATGCAGCAGAAGATGCTGCTATCGCAGCAGCAGCACTAGATGCTACTTCAAAGGCAAATGCAGCAGAACAAAATGCAAAGGATTATGCAGATGCTCTTGATACAGATGATGTTGCAGAAGGAACTGCACAATACTTTACAGATGTCCGTGCCAAGCAATCATCAGCAGCACTTATCACTGGAGCGACAAAGACAAACATCACTATTACAGGTGATGAAAATGGTCTTATCATTACAGCAGAAAACGGTGTAGCAGATTCTAACACTGATGATCTTGTAGAAGGAGAGACAAACCTTTACTTCACAGATGAGCGTGTTCTTGGTGCAATCGATGGTTCAAATATTGATCCACAATCAATTGACATCACATGGGTTCGCCGTGAAGAAGCAACCTGGACAAATGTTACAACTGCTTCAACAGCAACAGTTCACTCATTTGGCACAAACGAAGGTAGCGTAAAATATCTTGTTCGTGTAATCAGTGGACCAAATTCTCATGTAACAGAGGTTCTTGCAACAACAGATTCAAATAATAATGTTGCAGTAGTTGAGTATGGAACAATCTATACATCACTAGATCCGCTTGCAACAGTAACAGTTGTTTGGAATGCAGCAACATCACAGTATAACCTAAATGTTACTACAGCACAGAATAGTTCAGAGGTCCTTGTAGCAGCAACACTGCTTGCTTACAATGACTAAGTTTTAAAAAATAAAAATAGTTGGAAGAGGGAGTAGTAAATGGCAACAGTAGAAAAAGACTTCAAGGTCAAAAATGGACTTCAAGTTACACTTGGAGGATCATTTGGTGGTGCAGTAACTGTAGGGGAACCAACCCTTGCAGCACATGCAGCAACCAAGGAGTATGTTGACTCAAGATCAATGGCTGTTGGCGCTACTGCTCCTTCTTCACCAACTAATGGAACACAATGGTTAGATACACTAACTAATAGAGTAAATGTTTATTATAATGGAACATGGTATACCCAAGCAACCATTGATGATACACAAAATCTTCCACAGCACATTCACGATACCGCAATTGATGGAACTGGCTTCATAGTATCTAGATTCTATGATGGCTCAACATTCAATGCACCACAGGGTTCAGGAATAGATGCTGGTGGACCGTCTACTACAACCTGGACAGTTGTTTTTGACGGAGGAACTGTAATAGATAACTTCAACTAAAATTGATGTTATAATAAGACTATAAAATAAGTGGCAGCCCCACTAAGGAGATATAAATGGCAACTAGAATGCAACAGCGCAGAGGAACTGCAACTCAATGGACAGATGCAGATCCAATTTTGGCAGCAGGAGAAATTGGGTTTGAGACTGATACCAACCAGTTCAAAATTGGCGATGGTGTAAATAACTGGTCTGACCTCTCCTACTTCAAGAACCTAGAAGACCTAGGCGGATCACTTGACGACTATGTTCCAGTAACAACTAAGGGACAGGCAAATGGTGTGGCAGAACTTGACTCATCAGGAAGAGTTCCTTTATCACAACTAGGCAACATAATTGATGGAGCACCAGAAACACTAAATACACTAAATGAACTTGCAGCATCTATTAATGACGATGTTAACTTTGCAGCATGGACAGCAATTGAATTTGATAAGAAAGCACCACTTATTAGTCCAGCACTTACTGGATCTCCAACATCTATCACTCCAGAAACTTCAGATAACTCTACAAAGATTGCAACTACAAAATTTGTTAAGGACCAAGGGTATGGCCTAGCATCTGATTTATCAAATCAAAATACAAGATTGACTGCAGCAGAGGGAGATATTGATAATTTGCAGTCATCAGTAGACACTCTTGATTCAGATATGACTCAGGCTAAAACAGACATTGATTCACTAGAAGAAGATGTTTCAACATTGCAGGCAAGTGCTGGAACAGCAGCATCAGATATTACTGCGCTAGAAACACTAACTTCGTCTCACACTGGAAGCATTACCTCACTACAAT